CGAAAGACCACAGTGAGAGTAGATAGAAACTATCAATGCTCACTGGCTCCCGCTCCCCTTCGTTCACCAAAGAACTAATCTGGCTGACGGGGTGCAAACCCATGAAACCAGAAAGGAGAGTTTTTGCATGAGTGCTTCTCGCGTAAGAACGAGAATAAGGAGTGTGTTTGGCACGGGTAGTGTTCATTTTACCCATGACAGATACGCCCCGAACCCACCTGTAAGCGAATCATCTAATACTTATGTTTCGCCTCAAGGTATAAGAGAGGAAATGACGGATTTCGTCACTCCAAACTTTAGAGTTCTCAGTTCACAAGGTTATATAGTCAACAACAGGATGAGTAGATTCTCCGACAGGAGGATGTACTCTACCCCGACGTTGAATGCTGTGATAACGCACGGCTTAACTCCCGGATCAGTTGTTTACAATTGGTCTGGGAATACGGGTTTAATGTTCGACGATATTGCAATTGGACCGTGGTATAACTACGCTCCGAGAGCTGATCTCGAATCTCGAACCCTTACGACTATTGATGAGTTACCTCTTCAAAAGTCAGCCGCATACTCTGCTCGCAATAGGATTTCTCCTATATACGTTCAGAGCCTTGTGTCCCTTGCCGAGATGCATAAGACGATAGACATGATAGTGAATGTCGCTAGTACTTTGCGAAATTTACGTCGTGCCTTGATTCGAAATGCATCACCCTCAGATATTTATCAAATCTTAGGCGGCAAAGTGAAAAAGGCCACAACCAAGTCGAAATCTCTTGACCCGATTACAAATCGGTGGCTCGAGTATAGATATGGTTGGACACCTTTAGTCATGGAACTTCAGGGTGCACTAAAAGCGTTGGATAAATCTCGCAATATCAAACTGCGAGGCACTGCAAGAGGGAAAGCCATCAAATCGTTCACAAGCGAGACGTCTTTGAGCAATAGACCGCTCTTTAATGCCTCGCCTGCGTTCGGAAATGTTGACCTTCTCTTTACTCAACACGAACGTGTTGAATGCAGGTCCTACGTTTTGTTTGAAGTATCGAAAGATTTTCAAACAGCAAGAGATTTCGGTTTTACGGAGGTCCCATTAGCAATGTGGGAGCTCGTTCCTTTCAGCTTCGTTGTCGATTGGTTTATTCCAATTGGCGACTGGCTGGAGGCTGTAACACCGAAACTGGGAGTCACTATACTGGCTGAAGGCATTACCACTCGGCGGTCTACTCAACTTCAACGACGAGTAACCGCTTGGCATAAAGTGATCGCGGGTTTGTATAGCTTCGACGTCGATGGGACCGATGGTCTTATCGATAGTCGCGACTACCAAACCTTTGTTCGCTCGCCAAAGCTGAGTGATGTCTTGTACGCCTTTCCATCAATCGACGTTAAACTAAACGTCAAACGCGCTATCGATTCCCTGGCTCTTTTGAACCAGACTCGAAACCCGCGTCATCGATAGGAGCAATACCATGGCATCAAATATTCAGCTTCCTGCCACGCAAGTAGCCCAAACGGGCACCGGTCTTCTCTACGTCCCATACGCCCAAGGACCTGATCAGGTCATTTGGACGAATGGTTCTGGTGTTGACCGGAGCCGTCTGACTCTAAATCGGACACAGCCCAAGCCCACTTCAGATTTTCCTGGAGTGGATAGACTGGAATTCAAATCGAACATCTTTTTTACGGTGGGCGATGTTGAGTACCAGTCTGTTCTTAGCCTGGTCACCAGCGTCCCGGTCGTTGCGGATTCGACTCATCGAGCCCTGTTAGACAAGCAAATTGTCTTCATGGCGTTCGACGATCAATTCCGTGGCGCCCTGGCTGGTACTTCCTTCCCGACGTAAGTCGATAGAAAGTACCAAAGGTTGAATAAACCTTGCTTCCTCTTAACAAAGAGGGATGGTAACCTGACTAATAACTTGGAGAGTGCCAATGGCAACAAAAGCACTTACTTTGAAACTCCGCAAGGAGCTTCCAAGGCTGTACGCCGAGGATTTACCGAGCGAAGTAGCTACCTTACTTCCTTGGGAGATCTTAGAGCGGCTGTCGTTAGGACTCACCGCACTACCGAAGGAACTCTCTGAATCTATCTCTCGTATTTGTAGAGAGAGAGATATCAGAGGTTACTTCGAGCTACAGAATTTATCGAATCCACAGTTGTATGATTCGGTCGACAGCTTTTATGCTGTCAGTTCTGTATTGTCTTTCCTAAAAAAGTTTCCTTTTGGGAAAGTAGCATCTCTGGACCCCCTGAAGACCGCCGAAGAGAGATTCTTCAAAGCTGAGAAGCTCTGTCGGATCACGAATCGACGTCTCAGGTACTTCCGGAAATTTCCGTTCCGCCTAAAAAACAGGTGGGGTAAACTTCACAGTATACTTCATACTGCGCGTTTGCTTGTCGGAAATGTGCTAGGTCCTCTAGATCTTAACCAGATCTATGATCACATGCGTCATGGTCCAGGTGGGGCTTTAGGTGTAACCGGGGATAGAACAACAGCGTATTACAAATATGCTGTTCCCTATTACACCACTTCCACAGGAGCACGACCCTACGCTGAGGCTGCAATAAAAGCAGATCCTCTATGGAGAAGGTTTGTTGTCGCCAATGGAATAATTGGTGACGCAGTCCCTCCACCTGACGAGTCTTGCCGTGAGGCAATTCTCAACAGGCTAAAGGTCACAGATTACAACAAAGTAACCTTCGTGGAGAAGACGGCCCAAACACATCGGGCTATCGCCATAGAGCCGTTAATGAATATCTATCTTCAACTAGGGGTCGGTGACTTTTTGACGAGTAAACTCCGTCGAATTGGTACCGACCTGCGAAGCCAGGAAAGGAATCGATCCCTTGCCCGGCTTGGCTCATCTGACTGGGTTACTAACGTCGACGGTCCTTGTACTTTGGACCTATCAATGGCTAGTGATACCATGTCATATGAACTAGTAAAGGAATTACTTCCGGAAGATTGGTTCGACTTTCTCGATTCTATCCGCTCGAAAGACGGAATTTACTTAGAGTCGCGAATCCGTTGGGCTAAGTTTAGCTCAATGGGTAACGGTTTTACCTTCCAATTAGAAAGCATGATTTTCAAAGCCTTGATCCAGAGTGTAGCAAAACACCTTGGATATACCTTGGATCTTTTCTCGGTATATGGCGATGACATCATTGTTCCAAAAGGCGCCGCTCTCGTCGTTATCGATGTGTTAGCCTATTGTGGCTTTCGCATTAATATTGATAAGAGTTTCGTCTTCGGTCCTTTCCGCGAAAGCTGCGGAGCTGACTTCTTTGAAGGGACTCCAGTTCGCCCATTCTACCTCAAAAGGCAGATTAAAAATGCAAAAGATCTTATCTTTATTGTTAATTCATTTAAAGCGAATTCGGTGTTTGATCGATTTTATTCGAACATCCCCCGACCCGCTGGTCGACGCCTTAATAGCCTCAATTTCCATGATGCTATTATTCGCTATCTTCCTAATGCTATTAGCAATAACCTCCTTGGTCCAATAACATCCGACCTTGAAGGCCACATCTTTACGCCGTGGGACCTATCTCAGAAATCGAGATTAGTCTTATGGAATAGAGATGTTCAGACATGGTCTTACGCATCCATGAAGGCTATTACCAAAACTTATCCTGGTGATAGCCCCCCATTGTATTTACAACTAATGGGATCTCATGGTTCTGGGCGTGGTACTTCCGACGAATTCGAGCTTAAAAATTCGAGTTTGTTTGCCGCTTACCTCCTTGCTCTTGAGGAACGTGGTGCCTCTAATAGTTCTTTTGCTAGTTCTGTTACGAGGCGGAACAGTACCAGGTTTAGGCTAGCAACGCAAACCTCTGCAGGTTGGCGCAATGACTAGCCTTAGATATACCAAACTCGTGAGAGTCGGG